CCATTTATTGTAAATCGTATCTCCATCTGATCTAACTAAATCTCCTACCCATGTTTTTGGTCTATCAACAAAATTACTTACATAGTAATCTCGTAAGTTCTCACCATATTTAGTTGCTAATTTATGAAAGAAGAATCTATCATTTCTTTTTATAAATGAATTGAAACTACTATTTACCTTGGCGTTGTGCTTAAAATAATCATAATTAGGGGTAGTAAAATGCAACTTGATAGCAAGATATAATGTATATGCTTCATAACTTGTCATAAAGGTAAAGTCGCTGTGCTTGATTTTTCAATCAGGTTTAGCTTCTCTGCTTCTAATTGTATCTTTTCTTTAAGTGATTTGTTAATAAGTGAACCAACACTTGATGGATCTATTTCATTATCTTCACAGAATTTGAGAATAGCATCCATGTATGGTATTTTTTTCTCTTTGACTATTGCTTCAATTGTCATAGCAAACTTTTTACTATTCATTAACATTAAAATTTTCTGACTATATGTCTTCTCAATGCTCTTGTTAGTTCTTCTATTTTATCTATGATTGAAATTAAACTAGGATCTGTAATATATTGACCTTGTTCTTTTAACTTGTCATATTCTTTTAAAGGTATAGTGACCATACTTTGCTCATTCTCATAAGTCAAGTCTTGGTCGTGTGTATCTCTACCTTGTTCGTATTCATCGCTCATAATTTACCTGCCTTTAGGTATATTATATCAGATTATACTATAATGTCAAGCCTGGTTGTGTTAGATTAGGATTTATTTGTAAATCAAATGTTCTAAACAAGATACATAAATCTGGACTTGTTTGTGTTTCTGCTATTGCAGCCATTTGATATTCAGGATTTATATAAATGGTGACCACATACACTACATCATTTTCTTGTTGACCATTCTCTCTACCGAAACTTACACTAACAGGTGTAAACTGGTGTTTTGCAACCCAACCTGCCACATCTGCTCTTGGAGCACATACGGTTGGCATTTGTGTCCAATAAAAGTTAAATGTTTCTACATCATTTTTAGGTTGCAAATGACTCTCAGCTTTAACCGATATGCTTAAGAATACGGTAAGTAGTATTGTAATTATAAATTTTTGCATAAAACTATTTATGCGATTGCGGCTAATTTTTCTTTATGTCTTAAAAGAAATTCTGAAGTGTGTTTATAGAATAGCTCTTGGTGCTCTTTGATCTTATCTTCGCCATGTATCCACTCTTGTACTTCACCACTTTCACATGTTGCAAGCACAACCGTCTGCTCAATTTTCTTATCAGGATACATTTCTTCAAACATTTTAGCATATGCTGAACATTGTAAGAAGTTACCATAATTATAATCTGCGTCCCGTCTTTTAGTAGAGGTCTTAAAATCTATGATAGATAATTTACCTTTATATTCTGCGACACAATCTACCTGACCTGCAACACCTATTTCTTTTGAGTATAGGTATTCCTCTAGGCAATTAATATTCTCAATTCTTTTTAAATATGGTTTTATAAGTCTGAATAATCCTAATGCAACAACATTGGTCACACCATTACTCTTGTCATCTTCGTTGTTAAGATGGTTCTCAATTAATTTGTGGGTTGATTTACCTCTGTTGGTAGAGGTTACTGATATGTAGTTAGCCATTTGTTCGCCAACTGCTTTTCGCCATGCTACAATCTTTTCTTTTCTTTCTGGTATGTCACCTAGAATAGAAGTCACGGAAGGCATATTAACACCATCAATAGTGTAGTATCTAACACCATCATGGTTCTTACCTTTCACGCCTAGACTTTTAGGCAAAACAGATTCATTTAACTTTACATGTTTAAACATAATATACCTTCCTTATTATATTTACAATCTTAACACAAAAAATCGCTTGTGTCAAGCTTTTAATTACTAATTGTTCCTTCAATTCATTAATGATTCAACAACATCATCTTTAGTAGGACCTTTATTATCGCTGTATTCTTTTTGATACGAGGTTCTACCATTTGATTTAATTGCTCTTAAATATTCTTTTCTATTATTATCTGCACCTTTATAAGAACAATGGACCCAACCGCTATTCGGTTCTTCTGGTTTCCAAAACTCTAATATTAGTTGGTCAAAATCTAGGTTATCAGCAATATAATCTGCTAACTCCTTATTTGACACACCATAGATTTCAAAGTCAGCGGCTTGGCCTGAAGCATGCTGTGAAGTCGTGCTTGAACCTATTGCCACACATAATTCTGGTGATCTAAAGCCAGATGATACAGAAACAACTTTACCATAATGATCTCGGACGGGTTGTAATATATGTTCACACAACCTTTGTAAGTTCTCTATATTATCCTCATTAGGATTATTATTAATATCTTTACGCTCAGCTGTCTGACTTTTAATCATCTCGGCTAAGGAAAAGTTTTTAGATAGTTTCATATTATCCTCTCGTTAGTTTTAATAGTTTGTCCATCTGTGCTTTAATAATTGGACCTCTATTAGGCCAATGAATATACGGCTCATTGGACTTTGATAGATTGTACAAAAATGGCAGTACAACCTTTTCAATCTCTTTGAATCTTTTTTGAACATCTGCGTCCTGTATCTCTTTATTCACACTTTCCTTTTCAGATACAATTTGCATTATCTCATTCATCATGCTTTTAATTGATGACACATCACTTTTTACTTTTGATATTTCTAGGTTAGTTGTATTTAAATCTTCTTTACCAACAGATGGTGTTGACTCTTCTGCTGGTTTTGTTGACACAGGAGTAAAACCATAATCTGTATTTGTATCAAACTCACGCATAAAATCAGGTATATCACTCATTAGTTTTCTCCTTTTTTTAGTTTAATAATTTTTGCTGGTGTGGTTACTAAATCTGATTGCTTAAATTGTAATGGTCCTGCTGTAAATAAAGTTTCTCCTATGCAACCAGATAACAGGAATCCTGCTGTTAATAAGGGCAGGATCCTTAGACAGGTAAAACCTGCCCCTTTAGACAAAGAGCGGATTGACTTACTCGACTCTGGTATACGACCGTTGCGTTTCAGTTGCTCGCTCTGTACTATATTATTTATTTTTTGATTTTTGTCTAGCACGGTGTTTTTTAATGACATTATCTGTCTGCACTTCCTTAATTGTTCGTTTTCTATGTTCTTTTGCAAGAGCGCTTTTAGGATGTGCCTCTGCAACTTTACTTAATACTTCGTTAAAACCTTGATCGGTCTTATGTGTAATCCCTTGTATACCACCTATAATATTTACTGCACCTATTCTTTGTCTTATGTGTTTATTCTTTGAAAGATAATCTTCCATTTCAGAAATTGACATCATTTCATCAAATGTTTTTTTTGTTTTTGAATTGTAAAAGGTGTATATTGGCATTTATGATAATGATAGATGATAAGATAACTGACTTGTTGCCTCTTGCATATCTTCTAATATACTTTCTAAATCTATTTGTCCTTCTATTAGTTTATATGCTTCGTTTATCCTATCTGCCTGTTTATTAACTTCAGATTTTACTATTTCTTTATCTGCATAGTTCATAATACCAGGTCTTAATTCAGCACTAAAATTTATTCGCTCACCTGTTTTGCCTTGATACGTTTCTACTAACCTATCATTCAGGTCATTAAATTTTGTGTAATATTCTCCTAACGCCTCATGTTCAGAATAAGATTCTGTTTGCCAATGATACGCTTGAATATCATTTAAAAAATTTATATTTTTTTGTATAAAATCTATCATCATATTATTTATAACTCGCATAAACAACAAAGACAATACATAAAACGAAACAAATAGCAAGTGTATGATTGCCTAAATTCCATGCACTAGTAGCTACCGTGTATGGATTTTTAGGATCAATAATTGTTTCTTTCAATGTTAGGTCTTTGTTTGTTAATTTAGGGCCTTGTATTATATCGTTGCCGTATTGATCTTCGGTCTCAAATAATTGTGGTTGATTCATTTTACTATTATACCTTGTATATCTGTTTCAGGCATTAAAAAATATTCTTTGTCATCAACTTTAATTTCTCTGCCTGCAAAAGCAGCAAACTTTACTTCGTCACCTACCTTTACGGTCATAGGTAATCTTTCACCTTTGCTAGTTTTTTTACCAGGTCCTACTGCGACAGCAATACCTTGTTGTGGTCTTTCTCTAGTGGTCATTATAATACCACCTTTTGTTTTTTCTTCGTCCTTTTGTTCGTAATCAATTAGGACATTATCACTTAATGGTTTAAATGTTATTGACATTCTCTACTCCTTGTTTGAACCAATCTGGCATTTTTGATGGTGCCTTCCACGTTGCAAATCTAACTTTTTTCATTATATAGTATTTACGATAAGACGCAACTGAATCACCTGGCACTATACACTCATCTGGCATAGCAGGTGTGGCGTCTGTACCTATCGCTCTAACATTTATATTTTTTGGTGGTTGTTTTAACAACTCACCTAATTTCTGTACAGCAAGATGGTCTTTTGTATGATTGTATCTTAACTTATATTCATCATTCATAGCCATCATATGTTTGTATAACCATATGTAATTATAAGCAGACTTCATAACCCATTGTGTACTAGGGTGTCTTAACCAACCTGCTTTGTAAATGATTGCTTCTTCGTTAGGATTTTCTAGTCGCCATCTTTTAATCTTACGACCATTCTTTGTTTTGTCATCATATGGTGTACCATCTAATACTCTCTTAACGGTACATAGCATTTGAGCAGACTCTAATATCATTTTGACAATATGTTTATCACACATCATCTGAGCTGCTTTAACTGGATCTCTATCTACATAAAATATATTCATTAGTGTATTAGCTTTCTAGTCACATAATCTGACATTTTATATTGTTTACCTAGTTCAATGAGTTTGTTATACCACATTGTTTTCATATCGTTATCTTTTGCTTCAGCACATGCCTTCGCTAAGTTTTCTAGTCTTTTGATTTTTTGGCCTTTAGTTCTTTTTACATCTTCACTTGTCATCATATAGTTATTATATCACCTTTCACACATCTAGTCAAGCACTATTTTTTGTCATTCCAGTCGTATATTTGATTAAGTTTTACTTTAATTTCGTCTGGATCTAGTTCAGAAATCTCTTTACCAAGTATTTTACTGAAGTCTTTTTGTCGCTCTCTATACTTTTTGATTCGTTGTTGAGCAAGACCTAGTCTATTTGCAAGGTCTATTTTCTTTGTTTCTTTAACTAGATTCTTTTTCATTCGCCATTGTCTTAATGATATGTTAGCAGCGATTAATAGTAATACTGCAAGTGGATCAAAAACAAATATTAAAACAAGTATTACAATTCTTACAGCATCATCAAAATAATCTTTTGCCTGATCGCCATATATAAGTTCAGCAATATACTTAATAGGTCCTACCTCTGCCTCAATCTTATCTTGTTCTAATTGTAAAGTTGCTTTTTTATTTGTTAGTTCAGCAATTTTATCACTTGCTTCGTTTATTGCTGTATTTAAAATATTTCGCTCTTCTTCTTGTTTTTTACGTTCTTTTAATCCTCTACTTACATATTCCTTATCAATGTAAACTTCTAAACCTTTGTCTAATAGATCAAGCGTTTTTTGTGCTCTATCTATAATTGTATTTTGTTGATTGATTTGTTTATCAATGAGTTCTATTTTTATATTATTACCTGAAGTAGGTTTAACTTGATCTAGGTGTGCCTTTGATAAAAAACCAAAGATACCCATAGACGTTATGAATATTAAAACTATGATTGCTGTAAATAGATAACCTTTTAAAAGTTTGGGTATGTCTGATTGCCAGTTGTGATAGAGCCAAGATGCGGCTACTAACTTACCTACTTCTAAAGCAGAACCCATAGCAACAATAGGAATAAAAGCGCCAGCAAATAGTGTTGCTAAACCTAGTATAGAATACCCAGCTGCAATAACTGAAATGCTTATCGCTGATAAGAAAGTTAATATTGTTAAGAACATGTACTATTTAGTTTTTTAAATATTTTTTTTTGTACCATTTATAGAAACTTTTGTCTGTAAATATTTGTACAATTTCACTGGCAGGTACTTGATCTGATCTAATACAATCAGCAACATCCTGATAATCTGTTATGTCAACTTTTCTGCTCATCTTTTGCTTATTTTCACCCATTGTTATTATTGTTCTTTCCTGTTTTGATAAACTCATTGACAATCATCTCCGTATTTATTATACATCATTTTTCTTAAATCAGCCAAAGGTCCTGTTTCTCTCTTTTTATTTTTATTTTCTTTTTTAAAATTATAACTAATAATTAAAAATGTTATAAAGAAACCTACAAATGACACCGTAAGTCCTATAAAAAATAAACCAAAACCATGTGCTAAATCAAATGTACCCATTATTTTATTTTATACTCTTCCTTTATTTTTGTTAATATACTTTTTACTTTAGAAAAATAATGTTTATCAGCCGCATATGCGTCTAATGTTTCAACTAAAATGTAAGGATTTGTTTCACCATTATCTAAAAGTTCTCTATATTTTTTATACGCACTACCATTATTTAATACTTGCATATAATTTAAAACACTATTACATTCATGTTCATAAACTTTAACGCCCCATTTTTTAGGATTATTTGATGGTAACATATGAGGTTCTTTTAGATTGTATGTTCGTATACCAAATAAGTTTTTACCAACTCTTGCAAATCTACTATTGCCCCAACCAGACTCTAATGCAGCCTGAGCAAGTAATAATTCTAAATTAACAGGATAAATATCTGTGGTTGTATGTTCAATATACTCAACACATTGAATTACATTGTTTATAAATTGTTGGTTATTAGTATGTTCAAAATTAGGTAATGTAGGTATCTCTGCCTGTGCTCTAGCAACACCATCTTTCACATAATAATGAAATGTTAAACCACAAAATAGGGCAACAATTACAACCATTAATGTTCTAATAACAACCTTAAAACTTGCCATCTTTTATAACCTTCTTTAAATCTTTAATTGTTTTCTTTTTATCAATCATAACATCATACCATTTAAATCTAACCATATGTTCATTTGATGGTCCTATAAGTGGTATATCGTATTGTCTTTGAAATGTTAATAGACCTGCAAGATACAGCGGTACAAGCAGATTGACACTACCATCGGTGTGTTCTTTAGGCACGGTAGGTGTTTTAAACATACCTTTACCTTTTACTAACATCTGTAATATTTCTTTTGATTTTTTATCTAATTTTTTCATTATTCACCTTTCTTACATAATATTCATAACTATGTTCACCAAATCTTTTTTGATAAAACAATAAATTCTCATTATCTAAATGCTCTCTAAAGCCTTTAAATATTTTTTTACTAGTTCTTCCTGGGAAGTTTTCTAATATATCTTTTTGTAAATGTCCTGTATAATACAACTTACTCGTACCGATATGATTGCCTTGAGCAAAGTTTCTTATTGTATTGATACTTTTTTTGATTTCGTTTTTTAACCACACGTCCATAATCTATCTCTTTCTTATAATCGTAAACCAATATAGTTTACTTTAGGTTCAAAGGACCAGAATAAGTCGTTGTGGTTACCAGTATCACCTAGGTTTTGCATTTGGTACAAGTGTACCATTTCATGGACTAATGTATCCAAGAAATCTTTTTTATTAGGATAAGAAGGTAACATCTCTAATTTGTACAATCTAGTACCTGCTCTCTTCCACTCTAATACTACAACTTGACCTATACACTTTTGCCATTTAAGTTCTTTAATCTCAACTTGACCAAAAGGCGATAGTTTGCCATTGAATAAGGCGTTGTTTAATAGTTTAAAATAATCTTTTATATCTTTATATTTTGTGATATATTTTCTTTTGGTAGATGTTTCTTTCTTAAGCTTTCTTCTCAACTTTAAAGCTCTTGACTTTCTTGTAGTTTTACTTGGCACTATTTTTATCCTCTCTATTTAAAAATAAACCCATAACTAAGCATGCCAATACAAGAATAACAATCTCTTGTGGCACGTATGTATAAACTATTTGAAGTGCTTCAGCAATTATACTAATTACATCCATCATTCATACCACCGTTTTCTAATAGTTTACATTTGTAGGCCTCATCTACTTTCAATCTTAAATCAGCAGCAACGCCATCTAAAATTGCAGGTAAATATGCCTGAAGAACCGAGATTGACTCAATCATAAACTTTTGAGCAATTGCCTCTAGTTCTTTTTCCATAATATATGATATGTCTATATCAGAACCATTAATAGTTTCAGATACAACATGACCAACGGTTGCGATTGTCTTATCATTTGCCTTTACAGCAAATGGTACGGTAAGACAAATCAACCCAAATATCAAATTAATAATTAATAATTTTTTCATTACTGCGATCTCCCAGCAGCATTTGCTTTTTTCCAATAATCTTCTTTGGCATAAAACAAAGTTTCATCAACATTGTATTCATCAATACCACATAAGTTGATATTGTCAACTTCTAATACTTTTGTTTTAGCAGTATTAAAATCCATGTTACCTTTAACATAATCGTCAATAATAACATCACTAGCTTTTTCAGCTTCATTCCAATAGTAGTTTTTAACTTTAGACATAACTATTTATTTCCTTTCATAATGTAAGTTTTAATTGTTTTCATACTCATAATATATCAGAAATAGGTATAGTAAACAAGCAAAAAATGGAATAAATGTCCGTTTTTTTTGTTGCTAGGCAAGGGTTCCTAGGGTGCGACAATCTGACATCATAGATGTTCTTACTTTGTTCTGCACCCTACGGTTGAATAATATCGAATCGTATAGAATATTTAGATATTATGAAGTTTTGTAATCATCATTCCAACCAAACGCTTCTTTAACAACAGCGTCTGTTAGACCTTTATATGTACCATTCAAGTTCTTTTCTTTTACAGAGATTAAAAGCTTCGCCTCATCAGCATGTAAACCTTCTAGCATTTGTATGTACATCATTTCTTTTCTAGTCTTTGATAATTTAGGGTCTGCACCTTTTACAAAGTGCCATAGTCTTTTTGTTTCTGTAAATAATAACGTATGTTCAGTACCAGCAGGTGCCTCATTTACTTTATATGGTGGCGTACCTTCAGGTAAATCCCATTCTATTTTAGGATCAAATGCACCTTTTATTATTTGTCTTAAAGGTACAGAATCATTATCACGCAAGACCTTAATCTTGTCGTCCTTCATTTTAGCATTATTTACTTTAGTTAGAATTTCTGATATTAATGGAGCAGATGAACCTGCGTAATCCATTGCTTGTGTTGTATTAGTTGGCATTGTTATATCCTCATTTTGTTATCTAATGTAGGGCGATAAACGCCCTACATCTATTTATGCGTAGATATAATTACGCTTTGTAAGCATACGGAGTTCCGTATAACTTTTTGATACCAGCAGCGATTATCGCTTTTGTTGGTGTACCCATTCTGTATGAAGTACCTTTAGCAGTTTTGTTAACATAGATCATGTTACCTTCTGCTCTTAAAGTATCAACAAGTGCTCTAGGTGATACCAAGTCAAATCTGCTTCTCAAAGTTTTCCAAGTCACAGACTCGCCTTTTGATAATAGATTTAAAACCTTTTGTCTTTTTGACATAGTTTTTCTACCTGCTCTTTTAGCAGTTTTTACAACTCTTAAAGAGTCATTAGCGAATAATGATTTAAACATTATATTCTCCTTTATATTTGGCATTATTACATAAGTTATTAAAGTTGCCGATTTTAATAACTATCCCAAAGTGCTTTATGGAATTCTTAAAATTTGTCATAGTCTATTGTGATAGCGTATAGGTCTTGTCCTGAACCTTTTGTTACCACAGCCTTATCTGTTTTCTTTTGTAGAGGATGTTTTATACTCTGTGTTCTTAACAGCATAGATTTTAATGCCTCTGATACAACTTTATAATCTCTTAAAAAATTCTTATCTGTTACCTTTATATTCTCACTATGTAATTTAATCAATATGTTTTCTGTAATCTCATCACACATCGCCTGACAATATATCTTTTGGTGTTCTTGTTTTATCCTTTTCTGCATAGCTTTATCTTGTTCAGGCGTTGTAGGTCTTCTATACTTCTTTGGAAAAGGTATGATATTATCTGGTGTATCAGCCATCTGCATTTATTTTTTCACCTTTAAAGTTTACTAGACCTTTATCAGCATAATATTCAACAAGTTCGTTATAGCCGCCGATATGTTTATCATCTACAATTATTTGAGGCATAGTTCTTACTTGTTTACCTACCGCCTCATACAATTCATCTGGCGTTGTAAAGTCTTTACCAAACATTTTTTCTTCGTACTCAAAGCCTAGTGTTTTAACCATGTGTTTTGCCTTGTCGCAAAATACACAATTAGGCTTTGAGTAAATAGTTATTTTAGTTGACATTTTTTTCCTCTACAAGTTCAACATCTGTATATGATTTTTCAGCAAGTTTCTTTAACTCATAAGCATCAACAACCGTAGCAATAGAATAGTTGTACATCTTGTTAAACTCACCTAAAGGTAATCTTAACCCAATCCATGCACGGTAGTAACCACCAGTAGTCATAGTGACTTCCTGAGCAAATACTTCGTATCCTCTTACCTGTGTTTTAGATATAGAGTTGACTAATGCTGACTCAACATCATTTACTATTGTTTTGTTTTGAGTATTACCAAGTTCAGAAACAAATATTTTTATCTTTTTATTCATCTCACCTTGTATAATATCAGCCATTTCTGCTTTCGCAATCATCTTTGCCTTGTCAATTGCAAGTTCTAAAGATGGTGAAACAGCAGTACCTACACCGTAGATACATTCTTTGTTTTTAGTTTTGCCGAATCTCTTTTTATCACAAGCCTTCTTTTCTGCAATATCAGCCATATACCAAGCAGGTACTTTTTTAACCGTTTTGTTACCTTCTTTTTTAATTGTATATGATTTATTTGAGCAAGCGGTCATTGTAATACCGATTACAGCAATCATTATATATTTGAGCATATTACTCATTCACTTTCTCCTTCACATTATTATACACATTATATACTATTTCTTTTGTTTTGTCAACAGCCTGTGTATTCTCAACCGTTTTGACAAAGGGATCCCAAGTAAAAGCGACACAAACCCACGCAAATACTAGGATAATTGCGGTCTTTATCATTTTTTAAACAACGCTTTCACTTTGTCTTCCTTAGATTTAATTGTTTTATCAGCAGTTAATGCCGCCTCTTTAGCAGCAGTTTCTTGTCTAGTAACTAATTTACCGATAAACTCTATCTGGTTGTCTTTATTATATAAACCTGCTTCTTCTATTAAAGCATGACCAAACATGGTCCAGTTTATATTCTTTTCAACTTTTAAAGCCTTCTCTATCAGTTCTTTAAAAGTTGGGGCAGCAAGAGCGCCAAATCTAGTTTTTAGATTTTCTTCGGTTACTGCTGTTATAGGTTTTGCTATGTTCATTCACATCTCCTCATTTTATAATTACCCAATCGCCATTAGGTGTTAAACACGCATTACCAGGTCTTTTAAACCAACTATCTGGTCTTGCATATTTTCTACAATACAAGGGTGCGTTCTCATCCTTGTAATAGAAAGCGGCAAATAACTCCCAATATCCTGGTTTCTTTGCCTTTTCTAATTCTATTTGTTTTTTAAGCTCTTCGATCTCCTCATTCTTTGTCAGTCCAAACTTTGTGTCTGAACAATGTAATTCTTCTTTTTTAATTATTGAGTCACCCTCTTGTTTAATAATAACGGTTACAAAGCACCATTGACCATCAGGTGTAACCCAACGCTCTTTTACTTTTTGACTCATAACATCTTCATCTCTTGTCACCTCTATTATACCTTCAGTTGTATTTACTTTTGATATAGGATAAATCTCACCTGATAGGTCGCCGTT